CTGGTCGCGTCGGGACGCTATCAGAATGCCTCTGAGGCGCTGCGGGCAGGACTGCGTCTGCTCGAGCGGGAGGAAAGCGAATTGAGCGCATTGCGTGATCGCCTAAGCACCGGCCTTGACGAAGCGCGCCGTGGTGATCTGGCCGAGGGGTCTGGCGAAGACGCCATGAGTCGCGCATTTTCTCGTGCTCGACAATCGTCTTGATGCCGAAGCCATGGCGGCTGACGCGGGCAGCGGAAGCATCATTGAGCGACATCGCCCACTGGACCTACGAAACGTTTGGACCGCGACAGGCTGAGGCCTATGAAGAAGGTCTGATCGCCACCTGCCGTGACATCGCGGCGGGTACTGCATTGTCGCAGGATTGCCGACGTCTGATCGATCCGGACCTGGCCGACGATCTGCGTTTTGTGCGCAATGGCCAGCATTTCATCGTGTTTGTCGAAGATACGGATCAGGTGATTATCATCGATTTTCTGCACAGCCGGTCCGACCTGCCGGGAAAGCTGGCCACTTTGCAAGGTCCCAAACCTGACCGCAAACGCTGAGACCTTCGGGTCGCATACGACCCGGAGCCCACCAATGCCCACCCCTCGCGAACACATCCTCACCGCTCTGGCGGACCTGTTGCGCACGGTGCCGCATGTGCCGGTGCTGCGTGGCGAGGTCCTGCCGGAGCGCATCTCCCCAGCAGGCCTGCTGATCTTGCGCGACGGCGATCCCGGCGATCCTGCGGTGACGCTGTCGCCGCTGAGCTATCACTACCAACATCGCGCCGAGCTTGAAGTCATCGTGCAGGGTGAGGCCCAGTCTGCGCAGCAGATGCAAGGGTCCGGGGGACCCTTGCAAGGAACAAACGACCGCGACACTGCCTTTGCAGCCCTTTGCGCCCAGATCGGCGCTGTCATCCGTGCAGACCGCACGCTCGGCGGGCGGTGTGACTGGGTTGAGGCAGAGGCGCCACAGCCGGTGGATCTGCCCGTTGAGGGGGATGCCAGCCTGAAGGCGGCGGTGATCCCGGTGGTCCTGCATTATTCAACTGACGACCCGCTGGCCTGACCCACCCCACAACCTGAGGAGAACACAATGGCACGAGCCCAAGGGGCGCGGGCGCAGATGGCGCTTGCGTTTGAAGCCGATTATGGCACCCCACCCGAGACCGGTTACGTCAAGATGCCTTTCGCCAGCTCGACGCTTGGCGCAGAGCAACCACTGCTCGAGTCCGAGCTGCTCGGCTATGGCCGGGATCCGCTCGCGCCGATCAAGGACGCGTTGACCAGCGATGGTGACGTGGTGGTTCCGATCGACGCGGTGGGCTTTGGCTACTGGCTGAAGGCCACCTTCGGCGACCCGACCACGACCGGCGCGGAGGCTCCCTACACGCATGAGTTTCACTCGGGCGGATGGGACCTTCCAAGCCTCGCCATCGAGATCGGCATGCCAGAGGTGCCGCGCTTCGCGATGTACGCGGGCTGCGTGGTGGATCAGCTGTCCTGGCAGATGACGCGATCCGGCCTGCTGACTGCCTCCGTCAGCCTCATTGCCCAGAGCGAGACCCCGGCGACGACCACGGGAGCGGGCACACCGACCGAGATCGCGCTGCAGCGGTTTGGCCACTTCAACGGCTCAATCAAGCGCGACGGCGTGGCCCTTGGCAATGTGGTCTCGACACAGATCACCTATGGGAACAACCTCGATCGCATCGAGACGATCCGCGCCGACGGCAAGATCGACGGAGCTGATCCCTCCATGGCAATGCTCTCGGGCAGTATGGAGGTCCGCTTTGCCGACACCACGCTGATGGATCAGGCGATCAACGGCACCGATTGTGCGCTTGAGTTCTCCTACAGCCTGCCCACCGGCGAGAGCCTGACCTTCACCGTGCACTCCGTCTATCTCCCGCGTCCACGCGTCGAGATCGGTGGGCCGCAGGGCATTCAGGCCACCTTTGATTGGCAGGCTGCCAAGGAAGCCATCCTGGACCGGATGTGCACGGTCACGCTCATCAACGGCGTGGAGGCCTATTGATCATGCTGAAGCTTGACCTCTCGACCGATCCGCGCTGGCTCGATCTCGCCCCCGGCGTCCGGGTGCGCCTGCTCCCGCTCACCACCGCCCTGATGGTGACCACCCGCAACGATCCCAGCATTGAAGCCCTTCCCGAGGACGCCAGCGTTGAGGACCGCGCGCTGGTCTTTGCCAAGGCGCTGGGGCGGCGCGCCGTGGTGGAATGGGAGGGCGTGGGCGACATGGACGGCAACGTGCTGGACCTGACGGCTGACGGTGTCGACGCCTTGCTCGACATCTATCCGATCTTCGAGGCCTTCCAGGCAGGCTACGTCGCCAAGGCACTGATCCTGGATCAGGAAAAAAACGTCTCCGCGCCCTTGCTGACTGGCACTTCAGCGGGGGCGATCGCTACTGCGAGGCTTGCGAAGCCCTCGAGACTTACGAAGCCCGCGAGGCATGCAAAGTCCCGTGCCCGGAGTGCCCAGCCAAAATAAACCGTCCCCAGACCTTTGAGGGCGCGCAGGTCTGGGACCTGGTCGGACGGCTGGGCGGCCAGCTGCGCGCCACACAACAGACCATCCTCGGCTGGGACATGGGAGCTGCGCTGGCCATGGCGCGCGCCCTTGGCATCAACGGCCTCGCAGCGATGGAGCTGCTGCCCGAGATCGAAGCCGTCATGGTCAAACGCGTGAATGAACAGATTGGAGGGCTGGATGGCCGATAAACGCGTCTTCGTGCGCCTCGCAGCCGTTGGCGGACGACAAGTAAAGGCGGAGCTGATTGGCATTGGCGACGCTGGCGCGCGCGGGCTCGGGCGGCTGTCGCGCGAGGTCGATGTGGCCAACGCACGGCTTGCTGCATTCACGCGCCGCGCCACGATCGCAGCGGCAGCCGCAGGTGCAGCTGTGGTGGCAGCTGGTGCTGCGATGATCCGCTCCGGACTGCAAACGATCGACCAAACCGCAAAGCTGGCGCAATCGCTCGATACGACGGTCGAAAGCTTGCAGGTGCTGGAGCGTGCTGCTGACCTCTCGGGCGTCTCCATGGGCAATGTCGAGCAGGCCACGGTGCAGCTGACACGACGGTTAAGCCAGGCTGCCGCCGGTGCGGGCCCAGCCGTCGATGCCCTCGACCGCCTTGGGCTCTCAGTCAGCGAGCTACAAAACCTGCCGCTCGATCAGCGCATCGCTTTGATCCAGGACCGGCTGGCGGAGTTCGTGCCGGAGGCAGAGCGTGCGGCGGTTGCCTCGCAGTTCTTTGGCGATCGCGCGGCCATCGTGTTCACCCGCATTGATACCGCCACGCTGCGTCAGGCCACCGCTGATGTGAATGATTTTGGCATCGTTGTCTCTGAGCAGGACGCGGACCAGATCGAGCGCACCAATGATGCGATCTCCCGCCTCGGTCTGATCTGGCGCGGCGTCTCAAACCAGCTGGCGGTGGCCGCAGCACCCGCGCTTGAAGCAGTAGCGGATGCGCTGGCGGCGATGGCGCGCACAACCGGTCCTCTTGGAAGTGCCATTCAGGGTCTGTTTGAGAACATTGGCCGACTGACCACATACGCCGTGACCTTCGCAGGCGTGATGGCGGGCCGGTGGGTGGCCGGGCTTGTGGCCGCGACCTTCTCGGTCAGTGGGCTGGTGACCGGTCTGGTCTTTCTGCGCGCAGCGCTGATCCGCACCGGCATCGGTGCGCTAATCGTTGGCGCAGGCGAGCTGGTCTATCAGTTCACGCGGCTGGTTTCTGGCGCGGGCGGGTTCGGCAACGCGCTTGATCTGCTCAAGGACGTGGCGGTTGAGGTCTGGGACCGGGTATCGCTCAGCGCGGATGCAGCTTGGGCACGCGTGGAAGCCGGATGGGCCACGGCGCAGGCCGGTATTTATGACGGTCTGCAAGATGCAACAGCGGCGGTGGTCGGCTGGGCAAACAGTACCGTCAACACATTCGAGGGCACGTTCCTTGCAGTGCAGGCCATCTGGGACGCGCTGCCGGATGTTTTCGAGCGCGTTGGTGCACTTGCAATCAACGGTCTGGTCGAGGTGATGGAGACCGGCATTGCGGGCATTACCGAGGCGGTCAACGGCGTATTGACCCTTGGCGGTCTGCGTCCCGAATGGGCCATCGCAGCCCCTGATCTCTCGGAATGGCAGTCCGCGGTCCTGGAAGCCGTTAACCTTGGAGCGCGGGCGCGGGAGGCCTACGACAGGGCCTTCTCGGACAATCCATTCCAGGTGCCTGAACTCTTTGGCGGCATGGCAGATGATGCGCGCGGCAGGGCGGCTGGCTATGCCGAGGCAGCTGGAATGCTCTCAGATGCAGCGTCCCGCCCCATGACCGCATGGCAGGCGCTGAAGGATGCCATTTCTGGTGCGGGCGATGAAGGCACGGCGGCGCTCGAAAGTGCCGCCAATTCAGCGGACCGGTTCAACAATGCGCTGGAGGAGACCGAGGATCAGGCAGGCCGCGCGGGTGGGGCAGCGCGTCAGGCAGGTACTGATGCGGCCAAGGGTGCCGAGGCGGCAGCCACTGGCTGGCAGGCGGTTGTGAACGCGGTCAGCGAATACGCGGACAAAGCCCGCGATGTGGGCGCAGACATCGGCAACGTGCTCGTGAGCGCGTTTCAAAGTGCGGAAGACGCCATTGGCAATTTCGTAAAGACCGGCAAGCTGGATTTCAAAGGCCTGGTCACCTCGATGATCGCGGACCTCGCCAAGCTCGGCGCACGCAAGTTCATCCTCGGGCCCATTGCCAATGCGCTTTCCGGCGCGCTGGGCAACCTCGGTGGCATGTTTGCCGGTGTGTTCCATCAGGGCGGTATCGTGGGCGGTCCTGCGCCCTCGCGCATGGTGCCTGCCATAGCTTTCGCCAACGCGCCCAGAATGCACCAAGGTGGCTGGGCCGGGCTCAAATCCGACGAGGTCCCGGCGATCCTGCAGCGTGGCGAGCGCGTGCTCTCGCGGCGGGAGGCCCGCAGCCACGGTGGCGCTGGTGGAGGCGGCAACAGTGGCGGCGGCGTCACCATCAACATCCAGACCCGTGATGCCGAAAGCTTCCGGCAGAGCAGAACGCAGGTCGCAGCCGATATCGCCCGCGCGGTCTCCATGGGCCGGAGGGGCATGTAATGGCGTTTCACGAGGTGCAGTTCCCCGACAATATCAGCCGCGGCGCGCGTGGCGGGCCACAACGCCGCACGCAGATTGTTGAGCTGGCTTCGGGCCGTGAGGAGCGCAACGCCAGCTGGTCGGCCTCGCGGCGTCGCTACGATGTCTCCTACGGCATCCGCCGCGTCGATGACCTGCACGCGGTGGTCGCCTTCTTTGAGGCCCGCCTCGGGCGGCTCTATGGCTTCCGCTTCAAGGATTGGGCGGATTACAAATCCTGCGCGCCCTCAAAGGGCGTTTCTGAGATGGATCAGCTGATAGGCACCGGGGATGGCGAGACCACAGCGTTCGCGCTGACCAAAGCCTATGGCACCGCGCCCCACATCTACCAGCGCCGCATCGAGAAGCCGGTTGCGGGCACAGTGCGTGTCGCGCTTAGCGGAGCAGAGCAGTTCAATGGCTGGTCCATCGATAATGACACCGGGATCATCACGTTTGATGCGGCTCCGGACTCCGACGTCTCTATCACAGCTGGCTATCAGTTCGACGTGCCGGTCCGCTTCGACAGCGATCTGATGGACGTCACCCTCGATATCGAGCGCCTCGGCTCGATCACATCCATCCCGCTTGTGGAACTCCGCCTCAGCTAAGGACCCCGCCCATGCAAACTTATACGCCCCTTGAGCATCGCCCGGGCGACACGCCCCAGCTGTACGACATCGACGGCGGGCTTGTTGCGCAAAACGCAGACGGCAAAGTCGTCCGCCTCAATTCCAGCCAGCAGGTCACAGCCGTCGCGCCAGTGCCGATCGAGGCCGAGGAGCGCTATGCGTTCCGCGCTGTGTTTCGGCGTGCCACCAACAGCCCCGATCCCTCCGACGATGCCATTGCTTGCGGCATCGACTGGCTGGCAGCGGACAAGACCCCGCTGTCCACAACAACCATCGAGACCATCCTCAATTTCACGGTCGCGGACGGGCGGCGCGAGGTCCGCACCTCCGTCGTTGCAGAAGCCGATGGCCCCTCCAGCGTCGTGGCCCCAATCGGTGCACGCTACGCCATTCCCTGGGTGCGCACGTTCGGGATCAATCACGCCACAGACGTCGAGGTCTGCAGCCTCGAGCGGCTGCCCTTTGTCTCGCTGCCCGTCGCGCGAACATTCTATGTCACCATGGACGGCAAGGACCTAAACGAGGGCTCCTCGCTGACCGCACCCCTGGCCTCCATTGCCGAGGGCCTCGCGCGCGCAGCCGCTGTAGCGCAGCCCTGCGTGGTGATCGTACAGCCCGGCGAATACACTGTGCCGCCCAATACGATCATCTCCGCCAACTGCGCGCTTTACGGCTACGATCTGCGCGTCACCAAGCTGAGCCTGCCGCCCGGCCAAGAGGTGAACAACATGTTCCAGATGTCCAACGGCATTAAAGCCCGCGGCTTTACCTTTTCAAACCTGCGCCATGAGCCCTACACCCTGGCGGGCGGACCACCGCAAAAAGGCTGGGCCTTCGTCTTCAAGCCCGGCGAGCTTCTCACGCGATCACCCTATATTGCCGATTGCTCGCAGCTGCATGCCTTCACCCAAGACCAGATGAGCCTTCCGATCGACAAAGCCGCAGGCAATCCCCTGATGCCGCGAGGCGGGGGCAACCTGCTGGCCGACGGCTCGGTGCTCGCCCCGTCCTCCCCGCTGCGCTCGGTGGTGGTCGACAGCTATACCGCGATCAATCCCAATGGCGTGGGTTACGCCGTCACCCGCAACGCTTTTGTCCAGCTGGTCTCGGTCTTCACCAACTGGGCCCGCGTCGGCCTCTGGGCGCATGACGGCGGCCAGATCACCGTCGCCAACTCTAACAACACCTTTGGCGATTATGCCCTCGCTGCGACGGGGTTTCGCAACACGGTCCAGATCGAAGGGCTGGCCGGAACCGGCGTGCTGGCCACCCAAACCGCCACCGCCAACACAATCACCGCCCAGACCGAGGCCATCATCACTGCCCTGATGGGCACCCGCTATCCAACTCTTGCAGGCTTCAATGGCCTGTCGGAGCGCGACAAGGCTTTCACCGAGCGCGACACCCGCACCCTGCTGCGCAGCCTGATCAATGATCTGCGCTCAGGCCAGGACCGCTGCGCGCAGTCCTTTGCCAAAGGGCTCTTCGACTGGAACGCCAATTATGTCTTCTCCATCGCCCTCGTGCCGCTGTTTCTCGCCACTTGGGAGCAGGTCCGCCTCGAGCTGGTCGACCGGATCACCGACAACGCGGCACAGGCCATGATCACCTCCCTGATCGGACTGATCTCGGATGTGATCGCGCGTCCGCAAGACTACCGCGTGGGCTTTGCCTCCGTCATCGAGGCCACCGGCCAGCAGTTCAGCTACGCAGGCTCCGGCGTCAATTACAACGCGCTGCCCTTCAGCCAGCGTGGCACCGGCCGCGCCCCTGATCCCGCCAGCACCCTGCTCAAGACCGGCGGTGGCCGGATCTACGCCACCTTCTCCACCGAGGTCGGCGACACCTATCTTGGCGAAGACCTGCGGGTGGATTTCGAGCGCAACACCATCGAAGGCCAGGCCTTCTCGCGCGGTGTCCAGAACATCGCCCTTCCTCTCATCATCGGTCTCGGAGCCTGACCCATGGCCACTATCACTACACCGCGTCCACCGCTGAACCTCTTCGAGGTCGTCCGCCAGACGCTGACTACCGACTGGGCCACGGTCTATGACGTGCCCGATTACCTGATCCCAGCCTCTGGGCCAGATCCAGCGCGCGCCATTGCCGCCGCCGCCATCATGACCGGCGTGCTGATCACGCCTGCGGCCGAGGCCGCTGTGCGCGTCTCGATCCGGGTGCTGGCGCTGAACAACACGCCGTGGCTGCTGCTCGACCGCGCCTTTGCCCCCTCGGGCGATGTGCTCTCGATTGGGCTTGACCGCCAGGTGCTTAAATCGGGTGAGCGGCTGCAAATGAAGGTCGAGGCTGGCGAAGCGGCCGTCGCGCACTTTTCTTTCATCCTCAACCAACGCGAAGAATTCACGGTGATCACATGAGCGCGCTCAGCTACGGCACTGGCCGGGGCCGCTTTGTCGGCCAATCCCTGATCTATCCCGTCCCGATCCCGCTCGACGCCGCGCAGTATTTCGGGGCGGCAGTGGTGGGCGAGGACGGCCAGTTCTACTACTCGAACGGCCTCGAATGGATCGTGCCCATCGAGGATAACGAGATCCTGCGCCCGTCCGCACTGGTGCCGTTCAGCGTGGATGAGCGCACCCAGCTGCGCCTGACCACGTTTCGCTCACCTGCTGGCCTCGAGCAGACCGGGATCATCTTCGAGATTTCCACCAATGGGGCGGATTTTGACGGCGCGATCACGCGCATCGTGCCGGGCTTCGGCAATGCCTATCAGATCGAGTTTCCCGAGGACGGCTTTGGCCCCGGCGATCGCGTGCTCTGGCGCGCGGCCTACACCGGAACGGGCGGTGCGCAGTCGAACTTCTCCGTGCCCTATGCCCAGACGTTTCCGGAGCTGATTTCGCGTCCCAGCCCGATCACCCGCGAGAATGCCATCACCGGCACCGTGCGTGTGACCGATTTTGAAAGCGCTGCGATCTTTGGCTATGGCTATGCCGAGACCCAGACCGAGTTTTACGCGCCCGATGCGACGCCGGGTGTCGATGCGCCGCCGATCACCGTGACCCAGACCGGCGGAGCGATCACCACCGTACCGATCCCGCCGCTGGAGCCCGCACAAGATTATCTCTGGCGCAGCCGCTATGGCGGGCGGCTCAATGCCGCCGCACCGGTGATTTATTCAAACTGGTCGAGCCCAAGGGTGTTCTTTCTGGGCGCAGCGTCGCTGATTCTGACCTATGATCTGACGCTGGCCACCGCGCGCACAATCCACATCCCGCTGGGCGGCGGCACCGTGAACAACCCGCTCGACGTGACCATCGATTGGGGCGATGGCAGCACCGAGCGGTTCACCACACCGGGGATCAAGCCGCATGCCTATGCCGAGAGCGTGGGCCCGCGTGTCACTGTAACACTGACAGGACGCATGGACTGGTATGGCACGAGCCAGCCGATAGATCAGGCCGGACTGGTGCGCGTCGAGAACATCGGCTTTGCCATGGGCCTGACCAGCCTGCGTGGTGCGTTCCGCGGAACCACCATCGCGCTGGATTACATCACGCCAAACATCCCAGAGACTGTCACCAGTTTTGAAGAACTGTTCTACGAGAGCGCCTGCGCGGCCGATCTGCGCGACATGGACACGCGCAACATCACCACGATCCGGCGGATATTCTTCCGTTCCGACGGCACAGGCCCCAATTGCGCGAACTGGGATGTGGGCCGGGTGGAGGATGTGTTTCAGGCTTTTGCCAATTCCCAGATGAACAGCCCGTTCTCCTTGGGCAATTGGGAGAGCCTCACCTCGATGGAGGAGATGTTTGTTCAGACCATCGGCGATTACTACGGCGGGCGCGACGGCCGCGTGCGCTTCAACCAGCCGATCGCGACATGGGACATGAGCAGCATCACCAACATGCGCCTGATGTTCGGCTGCACGGCCAATGCCAATGTCGGTGGCATTGGCGCGGACTTTAACCAGCCGATCAACGCCTGGGATGTGCGCGCGGTCCAGAGTTTCGAGGGCTTCATGGGCCATCTGAGTAATCCGGGTATCAGCCAGAACACCCATGCCTTCAACCAACCTCTGAACCAGTGGAACACTTCGGCCGCGGCCAATATGACCCGCATGTTCGCTATAGCGCGCAGTTTTAATCAGGACATCTCCAGCTGGAACACTGCCAATGTCACCACGATGGCCGGTATGTTCCGCGGCGTGGCGGGGGTGCACGGGTTTAACCGCAGCCTCAATGCCTGGGATGTCTCCGCTGTCACCGACATGAGCGAGATGTTCTCGTTCAGCCTCTACAACCAACCGCTGGCAGGCTGGGAGGACGAGGGAAGCACACTAGCCAATGTCTTCGACATGAGTTTCATGTTCAACGCTTGCCCGTTCAATCAGCCGATCGGCAACTGGGACGTCTCCAACGTCAC